TTAATTAGCCCCCTTTTTTATTTAACCAACTTTTCTAAATACTACTTATTAAGATAGTATGATATACATCGAACAAAACGAAAACAATACAATAGCCTTAACGCTAACGGAAAGTGCGACAATCACGGCACCGACATGGTTGTTTAAATTCGTGTGGGAAATGGACGAGACACTTGCACCCGTTTACTGGGTTGGTGTGGATTATTCTCAATACATAAACCGCTACAATCTTTTTTTCTTGGAGGAAGGCGTTGACGTTACGTTTAGAATTGGTCAGTACCGATACGAGATTTACGAAAGTCCCGTGCCTATTGTAGTTGACCCAAACACGAACGCTAACGGCTTAACGTTAGTTGAGGAAGGGCGTATGGTTGTCGAAGGTGTATCAAATTCAATTTATGACTAATGGGTTTATTTGGAAAGTTTAAGAAAGACGAAAGTGTAAGCGTAGTTGATACGGGTTACCAAAGTTTTAGTACGCCATTTTTGCGTGTTCCTGAGGGAAATTTGTCGTTGCCGTTTGTAGATGTACGTTACACTGTGCAAGGTTACGTTCGTTTCGGAAGTGATAACCTTTATCCGCAGTACATGAACCAAATGTACTACATGTCACCACTTCACGGGTCAATTGTAGACTTTAAGACCAACGCAACCATTGGAGGGGGCTATACATTTGACGAGAGCAAGTTGACTGACATGGAAAAAGTTGTGCTTTACGCCTTCGGTAAAAAGATAGGTTTCAAAGACACGCTAAAGACAATCACAAAAGACGTTATTTTGCACGGACGTTGCTACTTTTTAATTGAGTTGAAAGGTGGAAAGACGTATAACGTGAAACGAGTAGCACCTGAGAAGGTTAGAATAAACCAAGCGAAAACATTATACGCTGTTAATGAAGATTGGCAGTTCGGTATGCAAATTAGAACCTTCGAACTATACCACCCGGAATGTAAAGACGGAACGTACCTTTACGCATACGAACAAAAGAGCGTAGGACAAGACTACTATCCACTTCCGCAGTACACCAGTGCGTTAAACTTCGCCTTTTTGTCGGGTGAACTTAGCTACTTGCAGAAATCAAACATACAAAATTCAATCTTCCCGTCTTTTGCTATGATGTTTCCAAAGAAGCCTCAGGGACCTGAAGAGATGCAGTTAATAAAAGACACGGTAAACAAGCTAAAAGGGGCGGAGAACGCAGGTAAAGCGGTTGCCTTCTTTGCTAACAATAAAGAGTCACTGCCCGACTTGGTAAACGTACCTACAAACTCAAACGATGAATTGTTTAGGGGGGTTTCAGAATTGAACACGGAGCAGATTTGTTTTGCTCACACTATTGACCCGATACTTTTGGGTGTACGTACTTCGGGCGCACTTGGTTCGGGTAGTGACATTAAACAAGCCTACGTAATCTTTGAGAAAAATACTATTATTCCTTTGCGTGAAATTATTACCGATGTAGTAAACGGACTTTTGAGAGCGGTTGGTATTAATGCACATGTTGAAATAACAAACTACCAAATCGTAAACGAAACTATTACAAGCGTAGACGAAAAAGGCAAAGACATTATAAACGCACTCAACGCAATGAACCCGACATTGGCGGCTAAAGTTTTGGAAAACATGACAGCAAACGAAATTCGGGAACTTGCATCTTTGGCTCCGTTACCTGACACTCAAACACCAACAGCATGATTTATTTCGTAACCGAGAACTTTCTAAAAGTAAACACACCTATCACTCGTAACGTCGATGTTACGGATGTCTTCCCATACGTTAAGCCTGCTTCCGATATGCGCTTACAAGCTATCCTAGGCAGTTATTTCTACAACTATTTGCTGACTCAATACAACGCTGAAGTCTTAACACCTGACGAAGTTACGCTAGTGGAGAAAATTCAATTTGTCGTAGCATGGAGAGCAGCGGAACAAGCCGCCTTCGGACTGACTTACCAACTTAAAAATAAAGGTATTCAACAACAAAGCGGTGACTATTCATCTAGTGTGAGTCAAAGTGAGACGGCTTTCGTTATGGACCACTACGGGCAGATGGCAGCGTTCTACGAAAAAAGATTGATTAACTATTTGCTAGAATACAAAGCACTTTACCCACAATTCACAAGCGACCTCAATAGAGACTCGGATATAAAGCCCGTAGGTGGTTGCGGCAATAGAGGTGACTACGACAACACCATGATGGTTATATAATGGCAGACCAAGAAATAAATATAAAACTCAACGGTATTGCACAAATCCGTTCGGAACTTAAAGCCTTAAAGGGGGAACTTGCCAACGCAACAGACCCTAAACAAATGGCTGCGCTCGGTGAAAAGGCGGGTGCATTAAGTGACCAACTAAAAGACGCAAACGAACAAGCGGCTATCTTTGCTTCGGGTTCACGCTTTGAGCAAACGAGTAACGCTTTCGGGTTGATGAAGTCGCAGTTGATGGACATGGACTTTGAGGGTGCTGCAACCAGTGCAAAGTTGTTCGCTGGAAGCCTTGGAAAGATTGACGGCAAAACTATTTCGGCTTCACTAAAAGGGTTGGGTTCAACTGTTGCTTCAGTGGGTGGTGCGTTCCTTAAACTTGGTGCGCAACTTTTACTCAATCCTATCTTTTTACTTGTAACTATTATCGGTGCGGTGGTTGCTGCCTTCGTTTACTTAGGGAATAAATTAGGTTGGTTTGAAGGTGTTATAACAATGTTGACTGCGGTTTTTAGACCATTAGTAGACATGATTAAATGGTTGTTGGACGCATTAGGGCTTACATCGTTTGCTGCTGAAGAGTCACTTGAAAAGACTACCCAACAACTTGAAAAAGAAAAAGAAAAGCGTGGGGAGGTTATCCAACAAATGGATTACAAAATAGCCTTAATTGAAGCCGAAGGAAAATCTACTCTTGCTTTACGAATTGAAAAGAACAAATACTTTCAAGAAGAAATTGCTAACCAAGCAAAACTCTTGGAGTTTATGGACAATTCGTTTTTGAACCAAACAAAACTCTACAAAGAAACCGTTGCTGAAAATAAATCAAAAGCACGAGACATAAAAGTTGAGGAAGTTAAACTTAATCAGGAAGTAATTGCCGAAGGTCAAAAGGCAGCGGACGCACAAAAACAATTTTTAGCGGATAGGTTATTTGCAACTCGTTTAATCCAAGACTTGACCCTCGGGGTGATGCAAGACGGAATAGAAAAAGAACTACTTGCTAATAAATACAAGTACGACCGAATGCGTCAAGACCTTGCAAACAACGAAAAGTTAAACACGGAAGAACGTGCAAAAATAAACCAGTTGTATATTGACGAGAGCATACAAACTGCCGAAAAGATAAACAAGAAATACGTTGACGCAGAAATAAAGAAACAAGCGGATATTGCCAAAGTAATCAAAGACGCTAAACTTTTACAAGCCCAAGAGGAAGAAGACTTTGCCGCACTATACGACCAAAACACACGGAGCGCAGCACAACTTGAAGAGGACGCAATTCGTGAAAAATATTTTAACTTAATTACTTTAGCCGAACAATACGGACTTGACAGCGCAGAACTTAAGAAACGTCAGGAAGAAGAAATAGCTGCTATTGAAGAGGATGCCGCAGAAAAAGCAAGACAAAAACGTCTAAAAGAACAAGCGGAAAAAATACAAATGGCGTCAGATTATGCAGGTGCAGTTAATAACCTTGCAGAAACGGTATTTAGTATTTCTAATAGGTTCGGTAAACAAGACGAAGAAAGCAAAGAGAAACGAGCAAAGCGTCAGTTTCAAATTCAAAAGGCTATGTCGTTAAGCATGGCAATTATCGACGGGTTTAAAGCGGCTAACGCTTCACTTGCTCAGTCACCTATTGCACTTGGTCCAGCACCAAACCCTGCGGGTATTGCTTCACTTGCTTTTGCTATTACTACTTCATTGGCTAACGTTGCTAAAATTGCTTCTACTCAATACGGAGGCAAAGGCGGTGCGCCTGCGGGAGGTGGTGGCGGTGCTGCCGTTGGTGGTGCTGACGCAACTGCGGGAGGAGGTGCGCCATCGTTCTCACTATTCGGACAAGGTAACAACCAAAATACGACGAGTGCAGCGCAAGACGTACAAAGTAACTCAAACCAACTCACGGTTAAAGCTATTGTAGTCGAAAGTGACGTGACAAGCACCCAAAATAAGGTTAAGAAAATGCAAGAAAACGCGACACTATGACAAGCTACATAACACTACTTTCAAAAATAGAGCAGTTTTGTAACGCTCACTTGCAAATTAAAAAGTACGGAGGTGAATTTCGGGAGCAGATGCCGAACTTTTCTACTCAAAACGAAAAGTACCCCGTTGTTTTTGTCGAACCTGTTAGCGACCTCGAAGACCTAAACACGAATCAATTTAGCATTAACGTTTATTGCGTTGACATTATACAAAAAGACCGCGCCAATTTAAACTCAATAGTTAGCGACTGCCAATTAATCCTTAAAGACCTTTACGTCTATTATCGTAATGATATGGACATTCAGTTAGATGTCGTAGGTACTTCGACCATGACACCCATTAACAACTTCGACTCGGACTACGTGGCGGGTTGGGTTATGAGCATAACGTTTGAAGTCTCATCTTACGGAGCGTGTGAAATTCCAATGAACCCAATAACACCCGAACCTCCCGTATATTGTGAAGGTGGAAGCGTTGAAAACTCGGACGGAACTTATACTGCAACCGTTCCAAGTGGTGGTTTACTTATATTACCAGACACAACGTATAATTTCATAGTTAACGGAGTGACAACAAGCGTAACAATTCCAAGTTTAAAAGACGAAACATTTAATATAGTATGGCAATAAATATAAATATTCCAATAGAAGACGCGGTTACGGATGGCAGTTTAAACCCCGTAACAAGTAATGCTGTTTTTGATGCTTTATCGTCTTTACCAAGTGGCACGGTGACTTCGGTAGGCTTAACTATGCCAAATGCATTCGCAGTAGCTAACAGCCCCGTGACGAGTGCAGGAACTTTGGCGGTGACCGCTACAGGATTGGCAAGTCAGTATATTAGAGGTGATGGAGAACTTGCAACCTTGCCAACTTCTGGAGGTGGTGGAAATAACGTTAACTACTATTTGAATGGTGGCACAGCTGCGAGTGTAGCTACTTACTTTCAAATGAGCAAGGCGGCTGTCATAGGTACGAATGTAGATTTTTCTAAGGCGGGAAATGGCTTAATTTCGCAATGGCTTACAGATGTAGGTGACCCAAATGTAACTGAAATACCAGCAGGAAATTGGAACTTTGAGATGTATTTCAACGCAAGTTCTGCGGGTGGTGTGCCAAAATTCTATGTTGAGATTCTTAAATATAGTGGTGGTATATTCACAAGCATATCAAGCAACGCATTAACACCTGAAGGCATTACAAGCGGTGTGACTATTGACTTATATTTGACAAGTGTAGCGGTTCCACTTACATCATTGGCGGTGGGAGATAGGATTGCGCTCCGTGTTTATATTGTAGATTCTGTTGGTGGGCGTACAATCACACAACACACACAAGATTCACACCTTTGTCAAGTGATCACAACTTTCTCAAGTGGTTTGTCTTCAATCAATGGACTCACATCACAGACTCAATACCTTGCTGTAGGAACATCAGGAACGGACTTCGCCATAAATTCAGCGACAGATACACATACTTTTAATTTGCCAACTGCAAGTGCAACAAATAGGGGCGCGTTAAGTAGTGCAGATTGGACTAATTTTAATGCAATAATGTTCACTATTGAACTTGTTGCTGCATTGACTGTTGATTTTTATGCGCCATACAATTTAATTATTACGTCAGTTAGTAACGTATTAAACGCACCAACTATTACAATACAAGACGACAACGTAGCTTACACGTTAGGAAACACAATAGCAATAGGAAGTAAAATAACGGTTACGGCTTCAACGGCTTCAGTAATTAATCTAAATATCACTAAATAATGAGCGACAATAGATATATTAAAGCGGTTGCTGCCTCAACACCTTCGGCAGTTGGTGCAAGCGTAATGAAAACGGGACAGACAATTTCTTACCGCACGGGTGACGATGGAGATATTGAAGCGGGAAGGGCTACCTCATTCACGGTACTTGCCTCAAATAATCCTTTCGGAAACACGAACCGATTTACTTCTGAACTTGGGACGCAAACATATACTAATAATATTGTTATTGATTGGTCAACTTATAATGGGTCAACAGTTTTAGGGTATAAAAGAACTCTTCGAGCTGTTGGTATAAATTGGAACAACGCCATTGATGAGGCTATTGCTTTAAGTTTTGGAGGATTTACAAGTGGATGGAGAATGACCAATATAAATGAACTTCAAAATATTTATAATTACGGAATCAACTATACTACTCCACTCAATTATGCACCTTTTAATTTAATAACAAATGGCTTAACTTTGTGGACTTCAAACACGGCAAATGGTGATATTGCTTACGCTTATTATATGGTAAATAATGGAACACAATCTTTTATAATTAAAACATTTGCTACAAATATAACATACATAGCTTGTAGAACCTTCGCAGTATCAGGAACAACTTTAACTTAAAATTATGACTTATAAATTCCCCCAATTTAACGTAGAAATCGTTAACCCAAGAATTGAGGTTCTTGTTATTCACGACACAATAGCAAAACGGACTTGCAGCGTTGACGTTCTTTTAACTACGGAAACGGCTAACTTCGGAATAAATTTAGACGGTTTTACTTATATAACTGATTGGAACGACGAGGAAGTCGAACTTTGGACTTTAACCGAACTTTCAAAATACGAAGTGTGAAATATTTAATCACGGCACTCGTAGCGGTTTATTCGTTTTTTGCACCTATCCAAGTTATTTTATTAGTCATTGGACTTGCTATTTTTGTAGATACTATTGTAGCCGTTCGTTTGACTACGGAAAAGTTTTCGAGTAGGAGACTTCGACAAGGTTTAGTTGGTAAGATGATAACCTACCAAAGTGCGGTTATTCTTTTCTTCCTGATTGACTACGCAATGGTTAACGAAATGGTTAAGACCGTCTTTTCAGTTGACTACACGTTAACTAAATTGGTCGGGTTATTCCTTGCATCTATTGAGGTAGTCAGCATTGACGAAAAGATACGAGTTAAATACGGAGATGACAAAGGTTTTATTGCCCGTTTTAAGAGGTTTATTTCCAACGCAAAGAAGATAAAGGATAGTTTCTGACGGTTTAATCCATCTTTATATATGTTTTTCCGTATAATTTACACAATTAAAACACTTATATATGCTTTTACGTATAATGTTTGCCCTATGTTTAACGTCTTGCTCGGTTAATTACCACCTAAACAAAGCAATTAAAAAGGGTTATCGGTGCGACACCATA